CCATTGGTATCTAAAAGTGCAGTTCCAATTTTAGGTGATGTTAAAGTTTTATTTGTTAAAGTTTGTGTTCCAGAAACTGTGATAAAACCAGTAGTATCCACAGCAGCATTTTGCCAAGCTGAACCTGTATAAACACGAAGCAAATCATCTGTAGTATTAAAATATAGCATACCTGCTGCTAGAGCATCACCATCATTATCTGTGGATGGATCAGATGATTTAGAACCTAAATAAATATCATCAAAAGCATCAGCAGAATTAGCGGCATCTGTTGCACTTGCGGCAGCGGCAGTAGCAGAAGAAGCAGCGTTTGATGCAGAAGTTGAAGCGTTAGATGCTTGTGTAGAAGCAGATGAAGCAGAACTTGCTGCGGCAGTTGCTGAACTAGCTGCTGCGGTAGCTGAGGTTGCAGCATTAGATGCTGAAGTCGTTGCACTAGCTGCGTCTACAATTAAATCATATTTAGCAGAGTTTGCATTAGTTGTTAAAGGTTCTGAACCTGATGCAGTATGTGCTGTGTTTACTATAAAAATATTGTTTGTTGATGTGTCTTTAACTAAATCTCTTATAACATAAGCTGTGCCACTAGACCAATCGCCTTTGAATGTACCAAGTTCTTGTGTAACTGAAAGTTCACCAGAAGAATCAAAAGATAAAACTTTATTAGCTCTATCTGTTGCACCTACAGTAAACTCTGTAGATGTCATAGTATTTGTTCTTGATAATTTTAAAGACCTATCAAGTTCTTCTTGAACTTGTTGTGTGGTCATGGTTGCACGATCCAAACCCTCTTCGTGTGATTCCGCAGGGAATGGATCATTGGCAATATAGTCTATTGCCTGTGTTTGCGGAACAGCTCTTCTGATTACAACTGTTTCACCAGATGCTGGAGTGTTTCCAGTAGTAAATGTTACATTACCACCTGAAGCATCTCCTACGCCAGATACTGTATAATGAGTTGTCAAAGTTTTGACAGTTTCAGTTCCTGTAGATGATCTAATTATTACTTGTAGATCTGTGTTCGCAAATATTTTAAATGTGTAGGCAAAAGCTGTTGTGCTTCCATTACCTGAATATGAATTTTTTACTGTAGTTGAAGATATTGTCATATTAGTTTCTCTATATTATTATTCTCCTAATTCATCAACAATTATATTGTTGATATTTTTAATTATTAGAGCATTTTGTAGTGCTATCAAAGATAGACCTTGTTGTACATCTCTTTTTGATGCTTGATATGTTGGGTCAAAAGCTAACTTTGTTAAGTTTCTAGTAGTATCAAATGTTGAACTTATTAAATTTACAGTTGGTATACCACTAAAAAATTGAGACGCTATTTCTGTATTTCTACCATAACTAAATGGAAGGTCATCCATAAAAGGATATAAAGCTGTATCTACTGCACCTGGAATTAGTGATGACCAAGATGATCTTAAAAATCCTATCTTTGCTAAATTTTCTGGAGATAATCTTTTCTCTAAAAATTGTTTTTGATCACTTCTGCCAAATGAATTTATATATTGTTGAACTGCGTAGAATTGCACAGCTCCTATCATGGATGCCATAAACGCAGAATAAGTATGAAAATCTTTACCTCTTGTTTCTGCAAGAACGTATAATCTATTCATTAATTGTTTTGTGTATGAACCCAATGTAAATGTTCTAAATTGTGTTATAATTCTGGCATAGTCTGAAGTAAACCATCTATTCATTGTACCAACGTCATTTCTTTGTACAACTCTATCTATAAATCTTTGCATACCAATACTGTAATGTGATCTAGCTGTAGGAGTCCAACTGTCTAATCCTATACCTTGATATTTACCATCTTTATAAACAGAGTGTTTGCTTATTTGATCTGCAATTTCGTTAAACTCTTTTTCATTCCAACCAAAATACTTGTATCTAATTTGATCTCCTTTTGATAATTTATTAAAAACTTTTGTTGTTTTATGTTTTTTAATTAAATCATTTACATTATTAGATATTTTTAAAGCCAATCCTCTTCCTGCTATAATTTGTGAATACATAGTCATAGGATTTAAAAACGATATATCTGCAACAAATCTTTTTGCTTTTGCAGCATATAGTTCTGTAGCATCTAATCTGCTCCCTGTAGAATCCAAAGGTATATCAAGTTCGTTATCTAATCTACCTACAGGTGAGTGCATAAATTTATCTAGTCCTACTGGCACTCCTTGTGATCTTAACTCTTCTAATATTTCATCATCAAACTTAACCTCACCTGCTCTTAATTTATTTAATATATCTTTAAAACCAGGATTAGCTTCAAGAAATGTTTTTAATCCAACTTCAGAAACAGCTTGATAAAGTTCAGCACCTTGAGCAAAACCAACCTGACCAAACAATC